TAAAAGAAGCAGAAGATAAGCTAATGTCCATACCTAAAGTAGCTAAGTTTTCTAAAAAGCTCATTAAACAAAGGAAGCAAGATTTTATAGAGTCGGTAGAAGCTGAGATAATGGAGATAAGGGCAGAGAGTAAAAGAGAAAAAGACATAAGGAAGTTAAATGCAATAGAAAAAAAGATAGCATCAAGGCAGGATAAGATAATAAGGGTATCAACTAATCAACCCCAGACTAAAGCTGAGAAGGCAATATTTGAACCAATAAACCTTGGTTCTCAACAGCAGATGTCAAGCTTACTATACCTATCCCCATTTGGGTTTAAGTTCCCCATAATAAAATACACTAAAGACAAATATAATAAAGACACTACTAACCCAAGTACTGCTGAAGAAACCATAATTGAGCTAATCAAATATGATAAACATGGCTTTATAAAGCAACTTCTAGAACTAAGGAAATTAGTAACTATCAATTCTACTTTTGTATTGGGCATACGAGAAAAGCTCGGGGCAGATGGAAAGATACACCCAACATTCAATATACATGGCACAGTTACTGGTAGAATGTGCATTGCTAGTAACAGTCTTATACATACCTCCCGTGGACTATTAAGGATTGGGGATATAATACCCAAACAGCCTGGTATTATTGAGCTCCAGGAAGTGTATATGGCTTTAACCCATAATAAACAATATCAAAAAATAACCCATGCTATAAACAAGGGTGAAGAAGAGATGTTTAAGGTAACACTGGATAATGGGAAATCCATACAATGTACCAAGTCACATATGTTCCTTACAGATAGAGGCTGGATGAAATTAAAAGACATAACCAATGAAAATATCATATGCTGGTCAGATGATAACAATAAGTACTAGTTCTGGTAAGTACCGGATTTTACCAAAAGCTGATTTTGAAAGATTGGTAGTAAAACCTGGCTTGTCTAGAAAAAAAGCTGCTAAAATAGGTATAGGCTCAAAGCTGTTCAATAATACCCTGAAGTATTATTACTCTGAGTCAGAGATAGAAGCTTCCAGGGTAGATAAAATAAAGAATGCTAATAACTTAGAGAGGTTTAATACCTGGAAGGATAACCTTGATAGGTTGGAACCTATAGTGCCCGGCATAACCAAATTATTCAGGGATAATTTAAAGAATAATCCAGAACTAATAGAACTTAAATTACAAGAGCTAAATGAATGGTTCTATGAAATAAAAGATTTTATAAAGACCACTAAGAAATACATAAGGCAATCAGTTAACAGAAATGGGGGTAAACCACTTAAATTAGTGGCTAATTTATCTGAATATAAGGTAAGGCGTATTTTGATAGAATTGGGCTATGAGGTAGAGAATCAATTCTATATAAAACCCTACTGGTATGATTTTAGAGTAGGCAATTACCTAATAGAATATGATGGGCAGAACCATACAGATGTTAGAGATAAGGCAAAAAACCAATTAGCCAAAAAACATGGCTACACTATAATAAGGATAGGCCATAATGAGTTAGACTTCCCCCAAGAATTAAAAAATAAATTAAAACACAGCATAAAATGTTCACCACATCAAAGATAGTCTCCATAGAATCAGTTGGTATAAAAACTGTTTGTGATATCACCATTGAAAATGACCATAGCTACATAGCTAATGGCATAGTAAACCATAATTCTTCTAACAATCCCAATTTCCAAAACCTACCAAGGACAACTACCAATCCCGATATAAAGAGGATGATGATACCCAGTGAAGGTAAAGTATTCTTAATGATGGACTACTCTCAAGCTGAATTAAGGGTACTTGCTCACTTAGCCAAAGAGACAACCATGTTGGAATGGTTTAGAACTGGTAAAGATATCCACTTGGCTACAGCTTGTAAGAAATACAAGGAAGATTACGAAGAGATATTCAAAATATACTCTGATGAAACTCACCCCGAGTATAAGAAATGGAAAATGCGTAGGAAGCAAGCTAAGACAATCAACTTCGGTATTGCCTATGAACAAACCGCTATGAAATTATCCGAATCTCTATCAGAACCAAACATGGGTATAATAGTTAGCATAGAGGAAGCTCAGATAGAACTCGATAATTGGTTTAAAGATTTTCCTAAGGTAAAGAAATTTATTGAGAAACAACATAAACTTGCAGAGAAACAAGGTTGGGTAAAAACCATGTTTGGTAGAAAGAGAAGGCTACCAGGTGTATACTCAGAAAATTACAGGGAATACCTTGAAGCATTACGTTTCTCATCCAATGCACCTATACAGGGTACTGCTACCGACTTTGCATTATTTTCATCTATATTAATGTGGGAGAAAGTTAAGCTTGGGGAATTACCATATTTCCATGAGTGTACAACTGTTCATGACTCATTGGTATTTGAGATAGACCCCAAAGATATAACTCCAAAATTAATATATGACATGTGGAATATATGCAGAAACCCAAGTACTAAAAAGTATTTTGGGTTCCAAATTACTGATGTTGATATGGCGGTTGATTTTGGTATTGGTCGTACCTATGCAGAAGAGCTACCATTTGTACCCGACTATGATTATAGAAAACTACTATTGCCCGATTTTAATAAAGATGACTATTATCAAGCACATAAGCAAACCAAGCATATAGATATATCAGATTACCCTAAGAAGTTCAAAAGCAGTTTTAAATCAGCATGATAAACAATACAACAATAACAGAAGTAAAAAGGGATAGCTTAAAGCTTATATACAATGGTGAAAAGATAAAAATCAATATAAGCAAAGAGTTGGCCATAAATGAGCAAACCATTAATTCCCAACTAAAAGAAGCACCTTCTAGTTATGCATTCTTACTATTACTAAGAAGTAAAGCATTAAAAGAGAGGGATAAACTAGAAAGGGCAAAGGAGCTAGCCTATAGCGAAGCCTATATCTATTATAAAGATTCAAATATCAGTGGCATGACTAATGAAAAAGCTAGTCACAAAGCCAACACTAACAAGAAATATGTATCTCTATATGAACAATGGTTAGAAGCCTGTGATAAAGCTAACAAATTGAATGATATTTGTAAAGCTTTTGAAAGCAGAGACCGGATATTACAAACACTATCAGCTAATCTACGTAAAGAGCGATAAGGATAAATCAAAAACTATTCATTAATATAAATAAAATAAAAACATGATTGACGTTCTAGTTATTTCGCCCATGGTGGCAGAAAAGATTGCCCAAGCATTATCAGAAAATGGCTTTCCGCCAGAAAACCGAGTTGTAATTTGCGTGAACCAAGAGGACCAGGTTACCAAAGGTGGCATTATATTACCTGGTTCAATTGAAGAAGGTATTGCTAAAAAGGGAGTAATAGTACAGGTTGGTAATATTACTGAAGAGTATGATGGGTACCGGAATATCCTTAAAACGGGTGCAGTAGTTTACTATGGTGATTATGCTGGTAAAGAATTAGGTACACTGAAAGCAATGGAAGTAGTACCCAGTAAATCAAAACTAAGAGTACTCTCTATCAATGAAATTATGTATTTAGAAAATAACCCTCACAATTAAAAAGATGGAAAAAAAGAAAGTAAAAAGTGGAAGTGAAAAGAAAAAGCTATCTACTTCGGGTTTAACTGCCCGTGAAAAAATGATGAACCGGAAAAAAGAATTAGCTTCAAGGGGTACTGGTGGAGGCTTCATATTCCCAAAAGAAGGTGTAACAAGGATGAGAATCAAATCACCAGGCATGGATGAAGAGCTTGGAATAGAAGTGGTACAGTTCTATCTTGGAGGTGAACTTGGAGGAATTATATCACCAGCAACATTTGATGAGCCATGCCCATTCATGGAAAAATACCTTGAACTTAAAAGTTCTGATGACGACGATGACAAAGAACTTGCTAAAAGATTAGTACCAAAAAAGAAAACTGTTCTTGGTGGTATTTTCTACAAGGATGAAAAAGGTAAAGAGGTAGATACCGACCGTATTAATAAGGGTATTTTAGTACCAAACGGGGTATACCAAGATATTATCGACCTATTCTTAGATGAAGATGAATGGGGCGATATGACCGATAAAAGGGATGGTTATGACATTAAAATTACCCGTACCGGTAAAGGTAAGAATGATACCGAATACTCTGTATCACCCTGTCAGAAAAAACCTTTGGATAAAAAATATCAAGGTACTGTTGACCTCGAAAAAATTGTCCGTTCACAAATTAAGTCCTACGATGAGCTGGAAGGTTTATTATCCAAGTTTTTGAAAGTACCAAGTACCAGAGATGACGATGATGAACAACCAAGAAAATCCAAATTTTCTGGTAAGAAAAATCTGAATAAGAAAAAAACAAGGGATATCTAATCCCCCTCTATATTCACAACAACATAATCACAAGTAATAAGTGGGGTTCTTTATAAATTAAGTTCTCCACTTATTTTTCTTATACACACATTATGGCTAAAAAAACTAAAGTGGGACTAAAAGTCCCTACCGCTAATGAGCTTGCAAAAAGGTACCCAAATAGTACCTTAGCAATAAATAATGATGACTCCCATTTACCATGGTTACCATCGAGGTTTTTAGCTTTCAATTATCAACTGGGTGGGGGTATACCGTTCGGAAAGATATTAGAACTATTTGGCGAAGAATCTTCAGGTAAATCAGCAGCAGCACTAAGCTTTGCTTCAGTTACTACCGATTTAGGTGGTATAGTATTATGGGCTGATGCAGAACAAGCCTTCACAAATGACTGGGCTATTAAAAATAACATTGACTTATCCAGAGTAGTTATTTTTAGGGAGACAGCAGTAGAATCAATATCAGACTGGGCTGCAGATATGGCAATATATTATAGGTCTATATTGGTAAACAATGAACCAATACTACTCGTAGTAGATTCAACAGCTGCATTAGATTGCATGGAGAATATCAACTCTAAGATGGTAGATTCTAAAGCTGATATGGGTAACCGGGCAAAAGCAATATATAAAATGTTCAGGATACGTTCTGAGCTTTTCTACAGATTGGGGATATCTCAAATATACATTAATCAGCTAAGGAAAAATCTGGGTGCTGGTAT